ATGCCGTCAGCAAGGGATAAACTCATAACGGACAATATGCGACTCGTCTACCATATGTACGGAAAAATCGGTGATGGTCCCATAAAAGAAAACTACAAGGAAGACATCATCTCCGAGGGAATGCTCGGACTATGCAAGGCGGCGGACACCTTTGACGAAAGCAGGGGTGTCCGATTCAGTACATACGCGGCTATGTGCATACGGAACGCAATGCTGATGTTTATCCGAAAAACGAGCAAACACTATCCGCACGAAGTATCGCTGAATATGGTAATAGGCAGAGACGCCGAAGACAGCGTACTTACTCTTGCCGACGTCATAGAAGACGAAAGCCAGAGCGAAGATGAAATCATCACGCGAATTATGCTGAAAGAGTTCGAGGAAAAACAAACCCCGAAAGACCAAAGAATACTTCGAGAGATACGTCAAGGAAAGAGACAAAGAGAAATCGGTGAAATTGTGGGAATGAGTCAAGCACAGGTTTCAAGGCGAATTCGAAAAATGCGAGAAAAGTTTCAAAATTAACGAAATTTATACTGGACTTTCAATCGCTTTTATGGTATTTTGTTTGACTTGATAGGAGGTGACAACTATGAACAAACCAAGGGTTGAAATCCATAGTCGAGGTCCAGAAGGGAACATTTACTTCATTATCGGAAAAGCAAGGGACGCGCTTCGCCACGAGCGGAGAATCAGCGACTACAACGATATGTGGGAGAGGGTGCAAAACTGCGGAAGTTACACGGCGGCGCTTGCCGAAATCCGCAAAACGGTAGACCTTATCGACCTTGACGGAGCGTTCTAAAAGTCCATAAAAATAATCGCAAAATTCTTTGTTAATTCTTTGTGTTTCGGCGCGTTTTCGCTGGGCTCTTTCAAACCTTTACGGTATTGTTGTGTTACAAAACAGGGGTGCGGAAAGCACACCGAAAAAGGAGAACACACAGTATGAAAAACCAAAAATTCGGAGTCGAAATCGAGCTCACGGACATCACGAGAAGAGACGCGGCAAAAGTCATCGCTGACTACTTCGAAACAACGTCAACCTATGAAGGCACAGGGTACAATAAATACTCGGTGCGCGATAGAGACGGCAGAAAATGGACGGCGATGTACGACAGCAGCATCGATGCAAGAGACAAGAACGACAACCGCTTGAGCGATGAATACAAATGCGAACTCGTAACACCGATACTCGGATGGGATGACATCGAAACCCTACAAGAGATCGTGAGACTGCTCCGCAAGAACGGAGCGATAGCGAACGCGAGCTGCGGAATCCACGTACATGTAGATGCAACGAATCACACGGCAAAGACGCTACGAAACCTCGTAAACATCATGACGGCGAAAGAAGACATACTCTTCAAAGCCTTGGGAGTAAGCCAAAACCGCGCGGACAGATGGTGCAAAAAAACGGAAGAGGGGTTTGTAGCAAACCTGAACCGCAGAAAACCGACAACCGAATCGGGCATTGAAAGATTATGGTACAACGGAGCATCGAGAAGAACAACCCACTACGATATCAGTCGCTACCACGCACTCAACCTGCATAGCCTATGGCAAGGCAAAGGCATAGAGTTCAGATGTTTCAACGGAACAACCCACGCAGGTAAGATAAAGACCTACATACAACTGTGTCTTGCAATCAGCCACCAAGCACTGACCCAAAACGCGGCAAGCGCAAGGAAGACCGCAAGCACGAACGAAAAATACACCATGCGGACATGGCTACTCCGCATGGGAATGATAGGCGATGAGTTCAAAACGGCAAGACAGTTCCTACTCGAAAAACTTAACGGAGACATCGCTTTCAAGAACGGAAGACCTAACAGGGTGGCCGCATAAGCCACCCTATGAAATACAAGGAGATAAAATCTATGAAAAAAAGACTTTATGTGGCTTACGGCAGTAACCTGAACCTACGGCAAATGGCTCGTAGGTGTCCGACCGCCAAGGTGTTCGGTATCGGTACGATAAAGGACTACCAACTGACATTTAGGTGTGTGGCAACAATAGAACCGGAGATCGGCAAGGAAGTACCCGTTGGAGTATGGGAAATACAACCGAGAGACGAGGCCGCACTCGACAGATACGAAGGGTATCCGCACCTTTACAGAAAGGAAGACATTCAAGTGACGATGTCGGACGGAACGGAAGTCACCGCAATGGTGTACATTATGAACCGAGGCTTGCCAGATTACCCCAATGCATCATACTACAGGACGATAGAAGAAGGGTATCACGACTGCGGACTTGATCCACAATACCTAAAAGGAGCCTTGGAAGATACGGAAATGCGGAAAAAGAAACAATAAAGATAATATACTGTGTGTTCGAGAAGAGAGATAGCAATGTCTCTCTTCTTGTCGTTTATGGAGGTTGAATGGGAGAGAGTAAGATAATTACAAAACCAAACGGCGAACTATTCAACCCTGACCTTGCACAAAGGGCAATCACATTTATCAATATGCTCAAGCACACCAAAGGGGAATGGCACGGCAAAAACTTCGACTTGTTGCCATGGCAAACCAAGATTATATCGGATGTATTCGGGACCGTAAAGCCAAACGGATACCGACAATACAACACAGCCTATGTCGAAATACCGAAGAAACAGGGCAAGTCCGAACTCGCCGCCGCTGTCGCACTTTATCTCCTTGCGGGTGACGGCGAGTGGGGTGCTGAAGTATATGGCTGTGCAGCCGATAGGCAACAGGCATCGATTGTGTTCGATGTTGCTTGCCAGATGGTAGAGCAATGCCCGGCACTAAAAAAGAGAATCAAGCCGATCATCTCACAAAAGCGGCTCGTGTATTTGCCACTTAACTCGTTTTATCAGGTGCTTTCGGCAGAGTCCTATACCAAGCACGGACTCAACGTTCACGGCGTCATATTCGATGAGTTACACGCACAGCCGAACCGAGCATTATACGACGTAATGTTACACGGCTCTGGTGACGCACGAAAGCAACCGCTTTTCTTCTTGATAACGACAGCCGGGACGGATCGCAACTCGATATGTTGGGAAGTCCATTCCAAAGCCAAGGACATCATAGAAGGACGAAAGCACGACAAATCATTCTATCCTGTCATATACGGAGCGGAAGACGATGACGATTGGGGAGATGAAAAGGTGTGGTATAAAGCCAACCCGTCTCTCGGTGTCACGGTCGATATAGATAAACTGAAAACCGCATTCAACTCGGCAAAAAAGAACCCCGCGGAAGAGAACTTGTTCAGACAACTGCGACTCAATCAATGGGTAAAGCAGAACGTGCGGTGGATGCCGATGGACGCTTGGGATAAATGCGATTTTGCGGTAAATGCGGAGAAACTTCTCGGCAGAGAGTGCTACGGCGGACTTGACCTTTCGTCAAGCACCGACATAACGGCATTCGTGTTGGTGTTTCCACCGACAGCCGATGACGATAAATACAGCATTCTTCCGTTCTTTTGGATACCAGAAGACACGATAGATTTGCGAGTAAGACGCGACCACGTTCCATACGATACTTGGCTCGGTCGTGGACAGGTAATCGCCACGGAAGGCAACGTCATTCACTACGGATACATTGAGAACTTCATCGAAGACCTCGGCACGAAATACCACATCAAAGAGATTGCGTTCGACAGGTGGGGAGCGGTGCAGATGGTTCAAAATTTGGAAGGAATGGGGTTCACAGTCGTGCCGTTCGGTCAGGGTTTTAAGGATATGAGTCCGCCGACAAAAGAACTGATGAAACTTGTGTTGGAGCAGAAGATAGCGCACGGCGGGAATGTTCCGCTCCGATGGATGATGGATAACGTGTATGTCCGAACCGACCCGGCAGGAAACATCAAGATGGACAAAGAAAAGTCCACCGAACGAATAGACGGAGCGGTGGCAACGGTTATGGCACTTGACCGAGCAATTCGAAACGAGGGCTCGACTGATAGCGTATATAACGAACGCGGAATCATCGTGATATAAGAATTGGCACTATGCGAGACTGCAAAAAGTGCCAAAATGACACCTTCGGAGTCAGAAAAAAGTGCCATTTTCTCATTCAAATAGAAGAAAGTGAGAAAATATTTCTCATTGAAGTGCCGAAAAAAGAGAAAAACAAAGCAAATTATATCGCAAATCGAGTCGATGGCGGAATAAACTATTGACAATTAGTCTATCATTTGATATAATATAGAAAACAACAAGTGATAGGTGATTGCTATGGATAAACTTATAAAAGCCATAAGACAAAGCGCAGGAATGAACCAAGAGCAGTTTGCAAAGGCTCTCGGAACGACAGCATTGTCTATCAATCGGTGGGAGAATGGGAAAACGCAGCCAAACAAGATGGCGCAAACGCAGTTGTTCGAGTTTTGCAAGAAGAACAATATTGACCTATTCGACTACATTACAAAGCAGGTAAAGCGCGATGCGGACGATAACAGGTTGATTGTTTATCACGGCTCCAAGAAAGGAATCATGGGCAAGATCAAACCGATAAGCCGTGAGTCGTGCGACTTTGGGAAAGGGTTCTATCTTGGTACTGACCCTGCACAGCCTTTAACCTTAATATGCGATGAAGACAAACCGATCCTTTACACGATGAAACTCGACCTAACAGGACTAAAAGTCTTGAAAATCGAAATGAATCTCGAATGGGCAATGCTGATTGCTTATTATCGCGGGTATATGGACGAAGTAAAAGGGAGTGAGATCTACAAGAAGTACGAAAGGTTGGCTGACGGATACGATGTGATACTCGGCTATATCGCCAACGATCGTATGTATCGAGTGATGAAGAGTTTTTTCGAAAAGGAAATAACCGATGTGGCACTAATTCATAGCCTTTCGGCATTAGACCTTGGTCGTCAGTATGTTTGTAAAACAGCAAAAGCATGCGACCAACTCGAAATCGTAGATAAGAAAGAATTGACATCCCTTGAATTGGCAATACTCCGAGATAAGAGTATTGTCAGAAGACAAGAGGGAATAGATCTTACGGAAGAGATACTGCTGAAATATCGTAGAGAAGGAAAATTCTTCGATGAAATCTTGAGAGGTGAGTGATATGAGCGACAGTTTGCAATCGGCACTTTCGGATATGCAAGGGCAATTGTTCGAGATGTCTATCGAAAAAGGTTTGGATAGTGAAACCTTTATAAAGGCTTTTATGCTGTCAGACATAGCGAGCGACCTTGACTCGGAATTCAACCATATGCAATGGGCAGGCAAAGAGTACATTATGGAGCGTATTCTTGACGAGCTCAAAGATAAGTTGAAAACAGGCGGAGAGACATACGACCGAGAAACGATGTATTGGACGGGGTATGTTTATCGCAGATGGCATTATTATACGGGTGAAAGCAGTAAAGAGATTTACAAGCAAGCGCCCGCAAAAACGATGCGGATAACCTATTTTCCATATCACACAATGAGTGTGGAAATGGCAATAGACAGACTGAAAGAGTCGTACCAAGAAAAACACAAAAAATAATGGCATAAAATCTTGACAATCAGGGTTTGATTGGATATAATAGTCCGATTTGGTGCGATAGATACCGAATGGGCGGCTTGGGATAATATATTTGGGAGGTAGATAGTATGCACGATTTTTGCTATGTATCTAAAAAAGAAGTGGCCCCGGTAAAAGTGGAGTTGTTAGACATTATCCACGAAGTACAGGATGCTGTAAGAGACGATTTCACTTTTCAATTCACCTTTATAGGTAGTTCGAGTAGGAACATGATTACCTATGATAGGAAGTCAAATATCGGTTTCGATTTCGACATCAACATTGAAGTCAACGATGATGACGAAAACTATGAACCAAAGGAAATCCGAACAATCATCCGAAAGGCTTTGGATAAGGTAGCAAGGCAGTATGGCTATGATTATTGTGAAGACTCCACTCGCGTACTCACGATAAAAAAGAAAGATAGGCCAAACTCAAGGATCATTCATAGTTGCGATTTTGCTATCGTTTATAACTGTGGAGATGGAAGACAACAGTATATTCGATACAACAAAGATACGCAAACTTATACTTGGGAGTATCAAGGGAAAGGATTTGAAGCATTGCCGGGCAAAATAGATTGGCTGAAAGAGAACGGCTATTGGGGTGAGTTGCAAGACTATTACTTGGAAAAGAAAAACGAAAACAACAACCCGCAGAAACATTCTCGTTCTATATATGCCGAGTCAATCACTGAGATGTGTCAAAAGAAGGGATACTTCGAAGACTGAACAATTACATAGCAACTTATTAAACCGTACTCAAACAGAGTGCGGTTTTTTCATACCCAAAACAGGAGGAATGAATGAAAATAGAGAGAAGAAAGGTGGACGAACTCAAAGCCGCCGAGTACAATCCTCGTAAGGACTTGCGACCGGGCGATGCCGAGTACGAGAAGCTCAAACGAAGTATTCAAGAGTTCGGATATGTCGAACCCGTTATATGGAACAAGCGAACGGGAACGGTTGTCGGCGGTCACCAAAGGCTAAAGGTGATGAAAGACCTTGGCTATGAAGAAGTCGACTGCGTGGTGGTTGACCTTGACGAAAAGAAAGAAAAGGCACTCAACATCGCACTGAACAAAATCAGCGGCGAGTGGGATAACGACCTATTGGCAAACCTTTTGAAAGACCTTGACGGGAGCGGTTACGATATCACTCTCACGGGTTTTGACCTTGCCGAAGCACAGGAACTGTTCGGCAGCGGCAGTATGGAGAATGTCCACGAAGACGATTTCGATGCCGAAACAGCCATCGAAGAAATTGCCGAACCGAAGACCAAACGCGGTGACCTATGGATACTTGGGGCTCACCGACTGCTTTGCGGCGATTGCACACAAAAGGAAGATGTGGCAAAGGTCTTGGAAGACAAATATGCCGATGTTATGGTAACCGACCCGCCTTACAACGTGGACTACGGCGGAACGATAAACGGAAAAGACAGAAACATCGCAAACGACAATCTCTCCGAAGACGAGTTCTACCAGTTCCTTTTGAGTTTTTACAAGGCAGCGGAAGCAAACCTAAAAAAGGGCGCACCCGTTTATGTGTTCCATAGCACGAAAGAATCTGTAAATTTCATCAAGGCGATGGTGAACGCGGGGTTCAAATACGCGCAAACCCTTGTGTGGTATAAGAACCACTTTACGCTTGGCAGACAGGACTATCAGTGGATACACGAGCCTATCCTATACGGATGGAAAGAGGGTGCCGGGCATTACTTCATCAACGACAGAACGCTCTCAACGGTCTATGAAGACGTGAGGCTAAATGCAAGGAAAATGAGCAAAGCCGACCTTGTGGACTTTATCGATAAACTGTTCGAGCAGCCGACTTCGGTCATTCTCGACAATAAGCCGTCTAAATCGGCAGACCACCCGACAATGAAACCAATAACCCTTTGTGCTAAGCTCATCTACAACAGCAGCCACGAAGGGGATACCGTGCTTGAACCATTTGGCGGTAGCGGTTCGACCTTGGTGGCGGCGGAGCAACTGAACCGCAAGTGCTGTGCCATAGAACTCGAACCGAAGTATTGCGATGTCATAGTTAGACGCTACAAGGAACTTTGCCCGGCGGTGCAGGTAAAACATATCCGTGATGGGGTAGAAATTTACGATTAAAAGGCTTGATTTTCTTTGTTAATTCTTTGTGTTTTGGTGTGTTTTCGCTGGGCTCTTTCGGTTGTTTACGGTATATTGTAGGTACAAAAACAAAGCAAGGGCAACAGCCGAAAGGAGCATAAAATGGAAACGAAAAAGGAAATCCGCAACTACTGCAAGAACAAGCTCAACGCACTGGTGAGAGACCATAACCACTACAACAAAGTGAAATACACGGACGCGGTCAAAGACTACAGAACGGCAATCGAAGTCCTTATCGACTACGCGAAAAGAAACGGCATCAAACTCGGATACACGATGGACGAAAACGGATACATCACGGTGGCATAAGGAGGGCAGAACAATGGCAAAACAAAAGGACATCTTCAGAACACTCAAATGCTACAGTCACGGCTTCCACACCCACGCAACCGAAGAAGAGAACAAGGCGTACGATGCCAAGGTCGAAGAACTCAAAGCAACGATACTCGCCGATGTAGAACACGCTCCCGAAATCATAGCAGACGAGTTCGCCAAGCATCAGGCAAAGATGTATCGCTCCCAGATGCAAGGACAATACGCCGAGCTGATATGCAATGCCGAATGGAAAGCAATCGACAATACGCTAATGGCACTTATCGATAGCAAACCGCTAAAAAAGGACTAAAAACGACCGAAAAAGACAAAAAATCCGACCGACCGGCAGGGCGGGTTAGTCCTTGTTTTTGTTTGTTAATTCTTTGTGTTTTCACGCGTTTTCGCTGGGCTCTTTCGATTGTTTACGGTATATTGTAGGTACAAAAACAAAGGAGCAAAACAATGAAAAAACAACTCATCGAAATCGCAAAAAAGAACTCATACAGCATCGAAGAAAGAGGTGACCTCGAAACCCGAAACAGCGACAGCGAAGACTTCATCGAAATGAGTGTGTGGAGCATAAAGGCAATGCTCGAAGAAGCCTACGAACTCGGCAGGAAAGCCGCCAAAACGAACAAATAAGGGGTGGCAGAGATGAAAGCAACAATCGTGAGAAAGGTAGCAAACATAAAGGACTGGCACGATGCGGTAGCCGAATACAAATACATGCACGGCAAGGAAATGCCGAAAGCGGAAGTCAAGGTGGAGAAAACAATCCACCTGACCGCAGCCGAGTTCGACAAGGTAGCGAACGATCTATTCGAAGACTGCAAATGGGTGCAGGAAAACAAGGATCTAATGAGGATAGACGAAGACGGGGTGTGGCACATGATAGCACTCCAATGCAAGGATAGAAACTACAAAATCCTAATCAACAGCGAGGGGTTCTCCTATCCGAGATACACCGCAATCGTATAACATAGAAAAACCAAGCAAGGACACCGCCAAAACAAAGGCGGTGTTCGGCATTTATGGAGGTAAAATGGGAATATTCGGACGGAGCAGAGACGCTCCTAAAAAAGAGAAACGAACCGCACCGTCAAAGGAAATGCAAGAGTTCATCAGGGGTGTAGATGTCGACTTTATCGGCAACAGTAACAGCGGCATCAATGTGGACGAAATGCGGGCGATGCAAACTTCCGCCGTTTATGCTTGCGTGAAGATCTTGGCGGAGACAATAGCGAGTTTACCGCTACACCTATTTAAGAAAGGAAAAGGCGGTAAGAATGAAATGGCGGAGCAACATCCGCTTTTTTCTTGCCTTTATGAGTTCCCGAACGAAGAGATGACGAGTTTCGAGTTCAGAGAAACGATGATGACATCGCTCCTTTTGTGGGGTAACGCATACGCAAGAATCATCCGAAAACAAGGTCATACGACCGAACTGTGGTACTTAAAGCCGAATCAAATGATAGTGGAGCGTGACAGCACTACGAGCAAGATTAAGTACACCTATTCGGACGAAATAACCAACAAAACCTATGTCTATCGCCCTGACCAAATCTTCCACATCAAAGCCATGTCCATAGACGGAGTGAAAGGCTTAAGTCCCATAGCGCAAGCAAGAGAGGCAGTCGGACTCGCCTTGGCAACGGAAGAGTACGGTGCGAAGTTCTTCGGCAACGGAGCAAGACCGGGCGGTGTGTTGGAACACCCCGGCACGCTCAAAGATCCCGAAAAACTCCGACAGTCTTGGAATCAAGTGTATCAGGGAACACGGAACAGCCATAAGGTGGCGGTTCTTGAAGAAGGTATGAAATACCACACTATAGGCATCGCACCCGAAGACGCGCAGTTCTTGGAAACGAGAAAGTACCAAGTGAACGAGATATGCCGTATCTTCCGTGTTCCGCCGCACCTTGTCGGTGACCTTGAAAGGGCAACCTTTTCCAACATAGAACACCAATCCATAGAGTTTGTTCAGCACACCATACGGCCGTGGCTTGTAAGGTGGGAGCAAGAGATAAGCCGTTCACTCCTTGACGAGAAAGAACGGCTTTTGTATTTCGCCAAGTTTAATGTGGACGGACTATTGCGCGGTGACTACAAATCCCGAATGGAAGGCTATTCCATAGGACGGCAAAACGGGTGGTTGTCTATCAATGATATAAGGCGGCTTGAAGATATGAGTCTTGTCCCGGCAGAACAGGGCGGTGACGATTATCTCGTCAATGGTTCGATGATGTCGGCACAGGTCGGACAGCAGAACAAACAAAACAATCCAGACGAAGGAGGTAGCAATGGAGAAGAAAACGAACAAAAAGGAACTCCGAATGCTCCCGCTAAAGGAAATAAGAATAAACGAAAGTGACGGCGGAACGTGCATCGAAGGACACGCCGCCGTTTTCGATTCGTGGTCTGAAACCTTGGGTGGTATTTTCCCTTTCAAAGAGAAAGTGAGAAAAGGCGCGTTTGCGGAGAGCATCGGCAGAGATGATATCCGCGCTTTGTTCAATCACGATCCAAACTATGTACTCGGCAGAAACAGAGCGGGAACGCTCGAACTTGTAGAAGATGATGTAGGACTCCGTGTCCGCATTACTCCGCCGGATACGAGTTGGGCAAGGGACATCACCACGAGCATCCGCCGTGGGGACATTTCGCAGATGTCAATCGGCTTCGTTGTGGAAGACGATGAATGGTCATCCAAAGACGGAATCGATACGAGAGAACTCAAAAAGGTTCGCTTGTTTGACGTCTCGCCCGTAACGTTTCCGGCATACACGGCAACCGATGTCGGTGTTCGCGCGATGCAAGAGTACGACGTGTATAAGACCGAGCAACGCAAAGTAGCGGAAGAAACGGAAAACGCAGTTAAAAAGGCAAAACAGCAGGAAAAACTTAAGAACCTGCAAGCAAAATTCAAAATCATTTAATCGGAGGAAAACAGATGAATATGAAGAAAATTCTCGAAATGAAAGCAAAGAGAGAGGACGCAAGACTCAAGGCTATGGCTGTGCTTAACAAGGCGGAAGCCGAAGACCGTTTCCTCTCCGAAGATGAACAGAAGGACATCGACAAGTATGAAGAGGAAATCCGTGCGTGGGACGAGAGTATCGGCAGAGCGGAAAAACTTCTCGCTATCGAACCCGAAGACCGTTCGACCGAGAAACCCGAAGTAAAACCCACTCCCGCCAAGGACACCGAAAAAAGATTTTCGTCTTTCGGAGAACAGCTCATGGCAGCATATAGAGCGGCAATGCCGGGCGGTAAGGTGGACGAGAGACTTTCCACGAGAGCGGCAAGCGGTCTTAACGAAACCACTCCCTCGGACGGCGGTTTCCTTGTTCAGCAGGATTTCGTGACCGAACTCTTGAAGAGAACCTATGAAACGGGTATTCTCGCAAGCAAGGTCAAAAAGATTCCTATCAGCACAAACGCGAACGGCATGAAAATCAACGCCATTGACGAAGACAGTCGCGCGAACGGCTCTCGTTGGGGCGGTGTTCAGACCTACTGGGAAGGCGAAGCGGACGAGATCACCGCAAGCAAACCCAAGTTCAGGCAGATGGAACTGTCGCTTAAAAAACTCACGGGACTTTGCTATGCGACCGATGAACTCTTGCAGGACGCGGCGGCACTCGAAGCCGTTATTCGTCAGGCATTCGCAGAAGAGTTCGGGTTCAAGATTGACGATGCCATTCTTTCGGGTAGCGGCGAGGGCGAACCGCTCGGAATTCTCAACAGCGGTGCAATCGTGACCGTGGCAAAAGAAGCAAGCCAGACGGATACAATCACCGTGGAGAACCTCATCAAGATGTGGAACAGACTGTGGTCTCGTTCCAGAGCGAATGCGGTGTGGTATATCAACCAAGAACTTGAACCTTACCTTTACACGCTCAAAATCGGAGATAAACCCGTGTATATTCCGGCAGGCGGTCTTTCGGAGAAACCTTACGGCACGCTCTTCGGCAGACCTGTCGTACCTATCGAACAGTGTAGCGCCGCAGGCGAGGTCGGAGACATTATCCTTGCGGATATCGGTCAGTACCTTCTCATCGATAAGGGCGGCATTAAGTCTGCAAGTTCCATTCACGTCAGATTCCTTTACGATGAAAACGTGTTCCGTTTCATCTACAGGGTTGACGGCAAACCCATCTGGACGAAACCGCTCACTCCTTACAAGGGTAGTGCGACCGTTTCGCCGTTCGTCACTCTTGCAAAGAGGGGCGCGTAAACCAAAAACAATAGGGAGGTATGAGTATGATTACTCTTCAAGAAGCCAAAGAGTTTTTGAGAGTTGACGGCGATGACGAGGAAAATCTCATAGCCTCGCTTATAGTAGCGGCGCGGGAACTGACGGAAGACGTGCTTCGAAGACCGCTTGCGGAAATCGAGCCCCTTCCCGAAACCGTGCGGCAGGCAATGCTTATAGTCGTAGCCACGCTTTACGAAGAAAGGCAAATCTCAAAGGATAAGACGGGTATCGATATATCCGAAACCCTTGACCTTGTCAGGCGAATGCTGTTCGCCTACAGGAAAGAGAGGTTCTGATGGATATAGGAAGACTAAACCGAAAGGTGGAAATCCTGACCTTCGTGTGGGAGAGAGACGATTTCGGCGGGCAAGAAGGAACATGGGTGACAACGGACGTAAGGTGGGCGAGTATCGAACCCGTGAGCGGTACGGAGTATTACACGGCGCAACAAGTTTCAGCGGAAACGGTGGTGAAGATAACGCTCCGATACACGACTAACGTGACCGTTCTAAATCGCGTTAGGTACGGAAACTCGTTATATGAAATAATCGGAGTTTCGGACGATAAAACGGGGCATAAAGCCATAATACTCAATTGCAAGGAGATAGTGAACGATGGGTTACAGCGCAAAGCAACGGAAGGTTAAAACGAAAGTGGAAGGCGCAGACAAACTCGTGAAAGATATCCGAGCAATGGAAGATGCCGCGTCATCTGTACTTATGACGGGAGCAAAGGCAGGCGGCAAAATTGCGCTTGACGATGCAAGGCGGAATTGCCCCGTGGATACGGGAACGCTGAAAGCGAGTCTGAAACTCAACGAAGGCAAAGCCACGGAAACCAAAGCGACCGTGTCGGTAGACTATGACAAGTCGCTCCGATACGGCACGTTCGTAGAACTCGGTGCAAGGGGAAGAGCTGCCAACCCGTTTCTACGAAATGCCGTTGACGGGAACATCGACAAGATAAACGATGAGATCGTGAAAGCAATCTCGAATGCGGTGGGGAGAAAACTATGACGGACATCTGCCAAGCAATATATGCGTATTTAAGCAAAAACGAACAGATAAGAGAACGTGTGGGGAATAAGATATTCCCCATAATGATCCCCGAAGACGCGCCACTCCCGGCAATCGTTTATTCGCCCGTGCTTGCCAACTACGATTCGGCTCTGCAAGGCGATACGGGGTTTGTCAGACAGATGATGCAGTTCGTGTGCCACGACAGAACATTCAAGAAAGCAAGAGAATTGTCGAGAATGGTAAAGCGTGCCTTTCAAGACTTTCACGGAAATATGTGCGGCTTGGAAATCCAAGCCGTTTTCATTAAAACGGACTACGAGTACAACGGGAACACCGCATTGAAGTTCAATACGGAAGAGTACCTGTCGAGCATCGAGTTCGAGTTTTATTACAACGAAAAATAGGAGGACGAAAATGGCGGTAGCAGGTAAAAACGGAAAAGTGATTATCGGTGAGAGCGGAAATCAAAAGGTAGCCGCAATCAAGAACTGGTCGCTTGAACTGTCGCTTGAAACTTTGGAAACGACCGCTCTCGGCGATGACTGGAAAAACTACATCACGGGACTGAAAGAGTGGACTGCGAGTTCGGAAGGCGATTATGAAGTTCCGACCGACACCCAAGGTCAAGCGGCATTGCAAGAGGCATATCTTGCAGGCACGACCGTAATCGTAAAGCTGTATGTGGATAATGCGAACTACTATCAGGGAACGGCATACATCAGCAGTTTGTCAATCGAAGACCCGGTGGATGACGTGGTCAGCATCAACCTTGAACTCACGGGTACGGGCGAATTGAGTTTCCATAAAGGAGAGTAAGAATGAAGAACGGAGTAACCATCAATCTGGATAAACCCAGAACATTGAGATACGGCATCAATGCGCTCGTCAAGGTAGAAGACCTTACGGGCAAGAACATTACAGCGCTTGACCTTTCGCACGTGGGTATCAAAGACTTGCTCATTATCGTGTATGCGGGTCTTTGCCACGAAGACAAAACCCTTACGCTCGAAAAGGTCGGTGACCTTATTGACGAGTATTCAAACATCACCGAGATTGCGGACAAACTCGGCGAAGCCTTTACGCTTGCATTCGGCAAGGCAGAAGGTAAACATGGGGAATAAGTGAGACTGCTTTTGACCTTTCCGAGTTTTGCGAAAAGGCAGTCGTGTTCTTTGACATAGATCCCTTACGAATCGGCAACTACACTCCGTATGAAGTAATGCTCCTTGCAAAGCAAAAGCGAGAGCGGGAAACTCGACTGTTCGAGGACAACATCACACTTGCGTGGCATACGGAGGCATTTGCAAGACAAAAGAAGTTGCCGAGCCTTTCAAAGGTATTGAAAGACATAAGGAAGAAACCGAAAAAAACAAACTCGGAGGGTGATGCCGTTCTCAAAGCAATGGCGGCAGAGCAAGGGGTAATAATCAAATAGGGGGTGAGGATGGTTGGCGGTTATAAGAAACCTTGTGGTAAAGATAGCGGCGGACATATCCTCGCTCTCGAAAGGTTTGGATAATGCTCAAAAAAAGATACAAAAGGTGTCGGCAAGCCTGACGAAAGCAGGAACGAAACTATCGGCAACGGTTACGGCTCCGCTTGTGGCACTCGGCACGAAGTCAGTCATGGTGTCGCAACAGTTCGAGCAATCAATGGCAAACGCGGCATCTGTCGCAGGTGCTACAAGCGAAGAACTCGCAAGAATGACGTCAATCGCCCGTGAAATGGGCGCGAAGACGGTTTTCTCAGCATCTGACGCGGCGGACGCTTTGTACTACATGGCATCGGCAGGTTACAAGGTAGACCAGATGGCTGACTCCATCGAGGCAACCCTGAACCTTGCGTCGGCAACGCAGAGCGACTTGGCATTCACGACGGAAACCGTTATTTCGACCTTAAACCAGTTCGGCTTGGAAGCGAATCAAGCGGAAAGAGTAACGAATGTGTTTGCGGCGGCAATCGGTGACTCTATGGCATCGATGGATAAACTCGCAAACTCAATGGGATATGTCGGCCCTGTGGCAAACAGCCTTGGCTATACGATAGAAGAAACGGTCGGCGCACTGTCCGTATTGTACGATGCAGGCTATGACGGAAGTACGGCAGGAACATCGCTTCGACAAGCATTCGTATCTCTTATGAACCCGTCAACGGCGGCGCTTGGAGTCTTTGAAGAACTCGGCATAGCCATAGAAGACGTGAATCCGGCAACCAACGATTTCGCATCAATTCTTGACAGGTTACGAGATGCGGGACTGGACACCTCGCAAGCAATGAAGATTTTTGGAGCAAGGGGCGGTCCGGGTATGCTTGCCTTGATGTCGGCGGGCGGTGATGCCGTAAGGGGAATGACCAAAGCCATTACGGGAACGAACAAAGCGACCGACATGGCGGCAACGCAGCTCGATACTTTGCAAGGACAATGGAAGATCCTGAAATCCGAGCTCGAAGAGATAGCGATCTCGTTCGGAGATGTGCTGATTCCGCTCATTCGGCAGTTTATAACGAAGTATATCTCTCCACTGACGGCAAAGATTATGGGACTGTCTATGGGAACGAGAAAGCAAATCGTAGTCATAGCACTGCTTGCGGCGGCAATCGGACCATTGCTTATCGTAATAGGGAAACTTGTCGGCAGTCTCGGCACAATCATTAAGGTGGCAAAAGTCCTATTCACGAAAGCGGGGCTCATCGGTTTAGCGATAGCGGCGGTAGTCGCTTTGCTCGTGTACCTATGGAAGACCAACGAAGACTTCCGCAATGCCGTAATCCGCATATGGGAGAAGATTAAGTCTGTCATTATAAGCGTAGCCAACACTATAAAAGCGTGGTGGGACGAGAACGGAGAACGCATCAAAGCAGCAGTCGTACAAGCCTTGAAAACGGTTTGGAAATGCGTGAAAGAGGTCTTCTCGAAAGTGCTTGCTATAGCCAAGAAAGTATGGCCGCTCGTAAAGAAAATCGTACTTGATACAGTCAATGGAATCAAGACGTTTTGGGAAAAATACGGCAAGCAGATACTCAAAGTCGTTTCGGACGTTTTCACTCGTCTTTGGACGATTATAAAAAGTGCATTTGACGTTATAAGCAATGCGGTGCTGAAATTCCTAAACTACGTAGAACCGTTATGGGAGAAGATAAAGGCACTCTTCGCATCGCTTTGGGATACCATAGTTGAACTATATCAACTCCTAAAGCCCGTGTTTGAGTTAATAGGCAAAGTAATCGAAGTGCTGTACGGAGTGGTAGTCGGAGTGGTCAACGGAATCATCGCCGCGCTCGGACCGTTTTTGAGCGCTGTCTTGGATGTGGCGAACGCTATCATCGAAGTAATCAAGTTCGTGTGCGCGATACTCAAAGGCGATTGGTCGGATGCGTGGACGCATATGCAGAACATTGCTACGAGTATTTGGAGTGCTATTAAGAATATCTTTCTCGGTATTTGGGAGTTTATCAAAGGCTTTGGGCAAGGGTTCGTAGACTTCTTTCAAGGTATCGGTGTGAATGTGCTGGATATCTTCCGTAATATTTGGACGGGTATCAGCGGCTTTTTCACGAATATTTGGAACGGGTTATGCTCGGTATGCGGTTGGATTTGGGATAAGATAACGGGGTTGTTTTCAAGTATCGGAGACTACTTTAGCAACCTGTTCAAGCAAGCGTTCAACTGGGGTAAAAACCTAATTAATAATATCGGTGACGGCATAAAGAAAGCATGGAGTAAAGTCGTAGACGGAGTAAAATCGGTCGGACAGTCAATAAAAGACTTTCTCGGTTTCGGCTCGCCGACAAAGAAAGGTCCGGGACATACGGCAGACGAGTGGATACCGAACCTAATGGATATGATGGCGGACGGAATGTACGACAATACACCTATGTTGCAGCAAGCGGCGGCACAGGTCGCGTCTTCGCTGAACATCACCGCATCGGCAAATCGCGCGGTAGTCGGTAGCGGAAGCAGTCCCTATGGAGATATGGTCAATGGAATGCTCCAAGGGATAGCGGCAATCGGCAATAACGGTGGAGAAGAGCAAAAAGACATCGTGTTGGAGATTGACGGACAGCAGTTCGCAAGGCTTATTATGCCGAGACTGAATAAAGAATACAAGCGAAACGGCATTGCATTAAGGGAGGTGTAAGATGGCGGTATTTTTTAAGATAAACAGTAAGACGATAAAAGCGCCGACCGAACTCACTTGCACGACCGAAGTGTTGGATAAATCGGAAAGAACGATGGACGGCACAATGGTCGTGGACGTTATAGGGAGAAAGAGAAAGGTCGAAGTCGCGTGGAAATATCTCTCGAAAGAAGATATGGGACTCTTGACTGCCGAAACGAAAAGCGGCTCGTTCGTGACGATAGACTACAACGATCCCGAAACAGGGAAGTTGACGTCGATGACCGCTCGTCCGCAGGACTTGTCCTGTCAGCCACGATACGATTGGGCGAAAGGCAAGATAATGTGGGCAAGCGTCAGCGTTGCTTTTGTGGAGAGATAACCTATGGAATATACGGATAATCCACGAAAAATACTCGGCAGAGTGGACGTTATCTACTCGGATACGGAAATCAGTAAGGACATTCAAACAACGGAAAGCGGTAATTCGGCTATCAGCCACCCGGACGAAGTGTTCGGCGCTTACCTTGTGCCGACAGTCAAAGGCTGTACGATGGACGGCAATGCGACAATGGACGGCTCCTTTCAGATGATGGACGATTCGGTCGTTCTCGGTTGGTGGAGCGGCTCGCTGTCTGGTGGTAATGGTGTGTTTGCGAATGCTCCGTGGATCGAGATATCGTTTGTCAAGCGTCCGATAATCTCTTGGGTAGTATTGGGCGATGAAAAGCGGAATGAATACCCGGTCGACTTCATTTTGCAGTACAAACGAGACGGGAAGATTGTTCACTCAGATAGTGTGACCGTCAATAATCAGATACAGATCCGATTGACTCCGCAACTTGAAGACATTACATCCATCAGGCTGACGATAATCAAGTGGAGCAAGCCGAATGCCTGTGCGAAAATATTGAAGTTCTACGACCGAATGATGGAGCGATACGAGGGCGATGCCATTGAAATGTTCGAAGTGTCCGAAGAGATGGGAGCGGCGGACGGAAACTACAACATAGTATCCGACACGATGACTGTAAATATCTTCAACAAGGACAGAAAGTTCGACAAAGGCTATCTCCGTTCGCTTATGATACTCGACCGAAAACTGATGCCGAGTATCGGTATTGAAACCAACGGGGTAGTCAAATATCAACCGCTCGGCACGTTCTATTCGGACGAATGGCAGATAAACCAAGACTCTCAATGGGTAAAGTGCAGTGCGGTAGACAGGCTGATGCGGTTACAGAAGAAGACCTATGTCGGCTTTCCGCTGACGGAGAACGCATCGCTATACGATATTGCCACCGACATTCTCTTGAAAATAGGGGAAACGACAGACACAATCGTCATCTCTAAAGACTTGCAATCGGTGGTTGTACCGATGGCATTCCTGCCGAAAGGCACGGCTTGGGACGCGTTGCAGGAAATCGCCAATGCGGGACTATGCAAAGTGTTTGTAGACCGAGAAGATAAAATCAATGTTCGCTCGGAGAAAGAGCCGAAGACAACAACGGCGATAAGGATAGATAAAAGCAATATGTTTTCGTACTCATCGAGTGTTTCTTTGACCGAGTTTGCGAACCGTATTTCTGTGGAATATTGTGACGTATCCTTGTCGAACGATACGGTCGAAGCGGTATCGGTTGAACTCAATATAGAGCCGAACGCATCGCTTGAACTGACGCTCGATTATAATACCGAAGTTGCGTACCCTGCAATGGAAACGGATAACTTAAACGTACTATTGACCGACTTCCAAGGCGGTGTTAATGCTTGCTCGGTCGTTGCGAAGAACAAGACAGCCGAAAAGCAAAAGGCGGTGCTGACGGTCACGGGCAAGGCAATCGAGATAACGACAAAGACTTTGACCAAACAGGACGATGAAAGCGTGCGTAACAACGGAATAACCGAGTATTCTCACCCGTCAAGCGATCTTGTACAAAGCCACGATCAAGCGGAATACATTGCGAATTTCTTACTCGAAAAGATGCATGCGGGAGAGGGTGTTGTAACTACGACTTGGCGAGGCAACCCGAAACTCAATCTCGGTGAGAAGTATGTGTCGGTGGATAGGTTCGGAGACAGTCAAGAACTTGTATGCGAGTATAACAAGTTTACGTTTGACGGCGGATTGAAACAAGAGACGCGCGGAAGAACGACATAAGGAGGGTATGAATGGCAAATTGGAAAGAGCCAAAGAGTGATTACAAAGCAGAAGACCAAGTAACGCCGGATATCTTCAATACACTTGCGGAAAACGAAAAACACTTGAAAGAGATTTCTTGCAAGGTAGAAAAGAAAATAAAAAGCGGAACAACGACAACGATTTCCTCTATCGTTTTCGTGGAAGAATAGCGGCTATGCTGCAAGTGGTGAAAGGCGATGTTTTCGAGTTCGGTTTGTCGTTCGGAAATGTCGACTCGGAACTGATAGAAAAGGTGGTGTTCGCGTGCAAAGAACTTGGAATCGAAGAAGAGGCGGATAGAGAAGAGGATGAATTCCGCATTCGAATACCGGGTGAAGTGACAAAGGACTTTAAAACAGGTTTTTTGAAATACGACATCATCGCCACCTTGATAGACGAGCAAGAGGTAACGCTCGTGCATCGTCAAAAATTAGAAGTTTTGGAGAGGGTGGAAAATGGCGGATAAAAATTACTATGGTAATCAGGGACAAGTTAACGTCACGCCCGGAATTACCGTAACCTACAACTACAATCGGTTAAAGAACAAGCCGTCCATCAACGGGAAACCGCTTGACGGGAAAATGACGGCGAGTGAACTGAACCTATTGTCAAACGATGTGACGGAGTATGAGGAAATCAAACTGGGAGTCGATAAACGCGACTCCTTTATTCTTGTCGTGGGAGAAAACGGCGAAACGAATAAGATTAAACTCGGAGAACTTGCCAAAGGGAAATTACAGGCGGTTGATAAGATAACCGAAGACATTCCAGACGGCGATTTTGTATTCAAGAAAATGGAGGATAAATAATATGGCTCAAACTACAAATAAGTTTCAGATTATTCAGAAAGTCAGCGCGGAAGATACCGTCTTAATCCATCCCGAAACCGAGGCGGAAGTTGTCAAGTACAGCGGCACGGCGGCGGGTATTTCGGCGGAGAATGTGCAGGGCGCAATCGATGAAATCTACGAGCAGGTCAAAGGTATCACGGGCGGCGGTATCGTAACGGGTGTCAAGGGCGATAAAGAAACCGCTTACAGAAAAGGCAACGTCAACCTTACCCCGGCAAACATCGGCGCTGAACCGAGCGGAGCGGTGAATACTCACAATACGTCCGGAACGGCGCACTCGGACATTCGCACTGCCGTAACCAATGCACAGAACAAGGCAAACAGCGCATACGCACTTGCGGAAGGCAGAGCGAAGGCTGTTTCGTTTGATACTGTGGCGGCAATGACAACTGCATTGAAAGCGGCTGCTAAAACCGACTACAAAGTGGGCGATAACATCTTTATCAAGGCTTTGGATACTCCCGATTATTGGGTAAGCAAGGTTCTCGATAACAACACGGGTACTTACGGGTACTTTGAAATCAGCGCTCTCGAATCGCAAAAAGTTGACCTTGCCGCATATCAGACGAAGACGGACAACACGCTCGCGACCACGGCAAAGACTGTAGTCGGTGCTATTGGCGAAGTAAAATCGACTGCGGATGCGGCAAAAAGTCAGTCCAATAGCAATGTCACCGAGATTGCTAATATCAAGAACGGAACGACTAAGGTCGGCGCAGCTACGAAAGCAGATAAAGCAACCAGTGCTGATACGGCAACGAGCGCGACTTCGGCTGGCAAGTGGACTGCGGCGAGAACGCTCGGTGTGAGCGTCAATTCGGGTGTCAAGAAAGACGGCTCGACTGCTATCAGCGGATCGGGAAGTCAGAGTGTGGACGGCTCTGCAAATAAGACTGTTTCGGTTACATTGGGGGATAGCGGTGTAGCCGCAGGAACTTATTCTGCTGTTCAGGTTAATGCCAAAGGTATTGTAGTCGCGGGCGGACAGATGATTGAAATCGGAACGAGCGGACAGACCACTCCGAGCGCAACTCTTGCAACGGGTGGACTTTTCTTCAAAGTAGTATAAGGGGGTATCATGAATGGCTTACAGACCGAAAATTAAGAATGCCAACGGCACTCTTACCGATTTGCCGATAGCAGCGGAAACGGCTGTAAAGGCAGACGATTATAACACATCTACGGGGACGATTAAAACAAAGTTCGCAACTGTTGATTCGAAACTCGGAAAACTGCAAATTGGTGGCACATGGTACACAGTGAAAGAAGAAACCGACTATACGGCAACAGGTACTGCCGGGTACATCACCATCATTAAATAAGGGGGTATCTATGGGAAGTTATTTTGGGATAAGGGCAATCTATAAGGATACAACGCTTATTTTTGCCAAAGAAATGAAACTAACAATCAGCATAGGAACCGGGGTCAGTAAGGTCGCATACAGTTACACAACAAAAACAGGCGCAACAGGTTCGGGAACAGTAACGTCAACAACGACAATCTCGGCAATATTTGGGTCGACTTTTTCTTTTTCACCGACCGCTGCATCTGGCTATTCAATGAACTCATACACATCAATCCGATTCATTGATTCTGATATGACATTGAGTTTCACTGCAAAATCATCGAGTAGTAGTGGCGGCGGTGGTGGCTGTGTATCTGCCGACAGTAAGATATTGACATCGCTTAATGGAGACACCAAAGAAGCACGCACTCTTATTACAGGCAACAAAATTGTGGCATATGACAAAGAGAAAAAATCGTTTGTTCAAACATTGGTGTTGAAGAGGTATATCCTGACCGAACCGACAAATATATACATCCTTTCTTTTGGTGATGGTACAGAACTGTCCATTACGCCAAAACACAAAGTTTTGACAAAAGACGGCTTTATATCAGTATGGGACGATAACGGACAAGAGCAAATCAGTGTCGGAACAAGGCTAATCGGCAAGGATGGAGAAAAAACAATAGTTGGAGTAAGGCGAGAGGTTACTGCGGACGATACCACTGTGTATAACTACCGAACCATCAAGGGGGATGCTTTCGTAGCGAACGGGGTTATTGTGGAAAACGAAAGCGAGACCACAGTCGGCAATGTAGTAAATAACCTCTTTAACAACGAGGGTGGAGTAAGTACGGCATCGCTTGTCGGCGGCGGAGATATTTCAAAACAACATGTATAATATGATATCGATAATAGTGAGTGTGTGTGCGAGCATCATCAGCGGAATGGTGCTCTTTTTCTTGCAACGATTTTTCAAGAAAAAGCAAAAGAAAGATGAAGAGCGAGACAGAGCAAAAGCCAAAGAGAACATGCTGATACTAAAAAGTATAGATGCTGTCGGAAAACTGACGTATGCGGATGCGGTAGCCATTCGTGACGGGAAAACCAACGGCGAGATGAAAGAGGCGATGAAAGCCTATGCGGAAGTAAAGGATGAACTCTACGAATATTTGCTCGAACAAAATTCCAAGAAATAAGGAGGGGAGATAAATGGAACAGTATTTGAATTTAATCAGCGTCCCGGCGATTGCTGCGGTCGTGTATTGGGTGATTAACATCATTAAGCACGCAGTCGGAGAGAACGAAAAGTTCAAGCGGTGTATTCCGCTTATTGCAACGGCGCTCGGAATTGTGTGTGGTATTATTTGTTTTTACGCTTTGCCGAGCATCATCCCCGCACCGAACATTGTGGTGGCAATCGTCATCGGCGGTGCGAGCGGACTGACGGCAACGGGTACTAATCAGATTATCAAGCAGCTTGGCAAAAAGGATGGTAAAGACGATGGAAAAACAGATAATTGAAAGCGTCTTAAAAAGCCTTTTAAAGAGAGGTTTAATCACTTCGTCAGAGAAGGAAAGAATTATCAAAAAAGTTTCAGAATAAAGCGGCTTTTGTCTGGACTTTTATAGGTGAGCACGGTATTGTTTGTCCTGCCCAATAAAAAGGGTGGGACAAATTTTTTATCGCAGTTCGAATCCAGTCGAAAGAGCCGAAAGGCGAACAAGAAAGGAGCGTAAGAAATGAATATTCAAGAGATACCTACGAAAAAAGTGGAGAAACCACGAGTATGTGCCTATGTGCGAGTCAGCACTGATAGCGATGCTCAAGAAGATAGTTTCGCGTTCCAGTCCAACTACTGGCAAAGACGATTCGAAAGTGACGAGTCCGTAGAGTATATAGGATTATTCTCCGATGAGGGCATTGGCGGTGCATTTATGAAAAAGCGCGATGGACTCAAGAGAATGTTTCAAAAAGTGCGAAATGGTGAAATCGACAGAATATACACGAAGTCGGTTTCAAGATTCGCTCGGAACAAAGTCGAACTAATGGAAGTGGTTAGAGAGTTCCGAGATATAGGAGTGGAAATTATATTCGAGTCCGAAAACATACATACCCTTGACCCCAAATGCGGCTTAATCCTTACAGTGATGGCAAGTCTCGCCGAAGAGGAATTACTATCTATGAGCCAAAACCAAAAATGGGCTGCACGGAAACGATTCGCAAATGGGAGTGTGGAACTGGCACGAATACTTGGATATGACATGGTCGATGGAAAGTTAGTGATAAACGAGAAAGAAGCGGTCATAGTGCGAAGAATCTTTGAACTGTACCTGCAAGGCAACTCGTTTAGAACCATATGCCATATTCTCGAAAACGAAGGGTACACCCCAATGCATGGGGGACGATGGAGCAAATCGACAATAACGGGGATGTTACGAAATGAAAAATATTGCGGGGATAGTATTATGCAAAAATCATATAGCACAATGAAAGTGCAGAAATACAACTACGGAGAACTCCCCAAGTATTATGTCCAAGACAATCACGAACCGATTGTGTCGCGTGAAGACTACCAAAAAGCACAGGAGATGATGGTGGCACGTAGCAATAAATATCGACCGATGGGGTCACCTACGGCATTATATCCGCTATCAGGAAAACTGATATGCGGAGAGTGCGGAACGAGTTTCAAAAGAAAAACTTCGGCACACGGAACTCCATATATGTGTATAAAGTGGACATGTCGGAAAAAGGATGTTTATGGGGTAAAGGAATGCACATCACATGACATCAAAGACGAAGTCGTTACAAGATTGCTGATTGAAGCCTACAACGAAAGCCTTGACGCGAATAATGATGTGAACGGCATAACGGAGCAAGAAGAGGTCTTGCGAAAACTTATTGCCAACGAGCAAGAACTGCGACAACTACGAGCGAAAGGTTATATCTCCGAGAGTAAATGCCGAGAAGAAACCGATAAAATACTTATAAAGATAAAAGAACAAGAAACTCTCATAAAAAATCTACAAACGAGAGATATGGTAAAAGGGAAATATAAGAAATCGGATAAACTGACGGAACAAATGGCGGAGTTCCTTGTAAAGGCAACAGTAAAAGACTGGAAGATTACATTCGAGTTCCAAAATGGATATAAGACAACGAAAGAATATACAAACGGGAGGGCAGGAAATGTCAATGGAAAACTGTGCAAACACTAAACCCAAAATTACGATTATACCAGCGAAAACAAGAGTCGAACGGCTTGACCCTATGTCGGTAGCGATGGGACAAAAGCCTAAAATACGAGTGGCTGCATATGCACGAGTGTCGACCGACCACGAAGAACAGGAGAGCAGTTACGAGGCACAGGTAGACCACTTCACCAAGCTCATTGCAAGCCATGATGATTGGACGATGGTTGACATCTATGCCGACCCCGGCTTGAGTGGCAAGAATACCAAGCGAGTGCAGTTCAAACGAATGATAAAGGACTGCGAAGACGGAAAGATAGACCTTATAATTACGAAATCGGTCAGCCGATTCGCAAGGAACACGCTCGACTGCGTACAGACCGCAAGAAAATTGAAAGCGGACGGTATCGGAATCATATTCGAGAAAGAAAACCTTGACACGCTACAAGAGCGGAGCGAGTTCGTTCTTACGATAATGGCAAGCCTTGCGGAAGAAGAAAGTCGGAGCATATCCAATAATATAAGGTGGAGCGTCAAGAAAAAATTCCAAGAGGGTAAGGTGATCCTTAACACGAAACACTTCCTTGGATACACGAGAGACAAGAAAGGGACGGTGCTTAAAATAGTGCCAGAAGAGGCAATAACGGTCAGAAGGATATATGCGGAGTTTCTTGACGGTAAAAGTCTAAAAGAAATCGCTGAAGGACTTGAGCGAGATGGTATAGCATCGCCGTCAGGCAGAGAAACATGGCATCCTTCCACGGTGAAGTCGATACTGCAAAATGAAAAGTACAAAGGCGATTGCCATCTGCAAAAAACATACCTTCCAGACTTTCTATCCCCAAGGCGAATTAAAAACGAGGGATTCGCGCAGAGCTGGTATGTGGAAGATAGCCATGCGGCTATCATATCGAAAGAGACATTCGACATGGTACAGCAAGAGTTCCAAAACAGGCAGTCGCTACGAAGTACAGGTGAAACGGGATGCGGGAAGTTTTCAGGTAAATATCCGTTCAGCGGAATGATAGTATGCAGCGAATGCGGGGAAACCTATCGAAGACACCAACAGTACAACAAATATAAGAAGTACTACATATGGGTGTGCAAAAGACACGAAAACAATGGGGCGGAATACTGCAAGAGCCGACCTATCAAAGAAGAAACCCTTGAGAAAGCGTTTGTAAGGGCATTGAACGAACTTATAGGAGACAAGGAACAAATACTCGAAAAACTTCAAAGTGCGACCGTGAGCGAAATAACGGACTCTTGTGCGTCAGCGATGAATGAAGTGAATGTCGAGATAGAAAAACTACAAGAGCAGATGATGGAACTGCTGATGAAAAGGAACAACGGAGAGGTTACCGATAAAGAATATGAACAGCAAAGTCAGCAGGTCGGAATGAAAATAGACCAACTGCTTATGAGAAAAGAAGAGATACTGTCCGAGCAAGGAAAAGTCCAACTCGCATCGTATCGAATCGAAGAAGTGACCAAGCTACTACAGACAGGAAAGATACTTGAAGAGTTCGACCGAGTGATGTTCAAAAGCCTTGTAAGGAAAATCACTGTGCTGTCCAACAAGGAAATCGAAATCGAGTTCGAGTGCGGAATAACAGTAAGAGAAACTTTATAAGCAAACGACCGACTGCGTTCATAAGAGTGCGGTCGGTCATTTTTTCATTGATTAAGACAGAAGAAATCATACGCTCCTTATCGTGCAAAAATCCCTTTTGTGCAATCGTTAAAGGCTTGCGACTTTTCAAAGCGAGTGAAGAACAAATCCCTACAGCGATGAGCGAAGAAACAACAAAAAGGGTAAATTACCACAAAAACGGTAATTTACCCCTGTTTTGCATAGAAAAAGACACACGCGTCGGAGTTTTATACGCTCCTTTTGCGTGTGTCTTGGTGGCGGCACGAGTGCAAGTCAGATTGAACTTTTTGTTGGTTATAATAAAATAATTTTAGCACTCAACTTAAAAATTTAGCGCATAAAACTCAATTTAAGGTTTTAGCTTTTATGTACGATTCATTGGTTTCATCAACTATATAACTAGTTGCTGTTTCCGTCATATAGCCATTTATGAAGAATTCCTTTATTTCTTCTTCATTATCCCACGATTCAATTTTTATTGAGTAAGAGTCTTTATTTAGATCTATTGATTCTTTAACTAGTGCGAGACAGAAACACAAAGTTGATGATATAGGTTCAATCATTAAAGTTGGCATATCTAGTTCACTAATTTCTTGGTTTGCCTCCTTGATGTATCTCAAAGTTCCATAAGTATTGTGAAGGGTAAAGTGTATAGAGGATTTGTTATATACGATAAATGGTTTGTAATTTTCTATACTCTTTTTTACGGTTGAATCATCATTGGTTGTATTTGTAATTATATGTTCGTAGAAAGGTTTAAGCCATTGCTCTTTTGTTTCATCAAAAATGTCATCAAGGCTCTTGTCGACAAATTCTGGTCTCAATCGTTCTTTGAGCGGAACGCCAGAGATGCTATTAAATATATTTTCAAATTCTTCAACTAACTCTTTTGCTTTATCAATTATAATATCGTTTCTTCTCCACATGATAGTGAAAAATCGAAAAAGCAGTTTGTATTCATAGTTTGTAAAAATAATCTCTTCTTTTTCAGCTGCCGCAATTTCTTTTATTCTCTGAAATAATTTTGCCACATCGTTTTCATATTTATATGCCAAATGTTTTTCTGTGATATCTGAGTTAAAATTTTCTAATTGATATGCATCAGCTATTTTTATGCGTTTAGTTTCTTTTCTTTTAACATCATAAATTAACACGGCTTGATTTTTAGGCGCAACTTCTGGATTAATAGCAAATCCTTTTAAAATAAATTTTGGTATTATATGGTCTCTAGACATATTTTCCTCTTTAAATTTTGAGTGTTTTTTGGAACAATTATAAAATACTAGTGTCCCAAATTTTATTAAAGACTATAAGTTACTAATAATTATAAATTAAAGTTCATATATCGTCTTTAATATAGCCGCATCTCTCTTATTGTCTTTTCTCTTTAGTGATTTGAGTACGTACTGTTCAGTTTCAGGAGTCCAATAAATTTTTAGTTCTTCTTTTGCTCGTGTAATTGCTGTATAAAAAATATTGTGACTAATTAACTCCTCAATTTCATTAGTTATTACAATCTTAACAGATTTATATTCCAAGCCTTGTGCCTTGTGTATTGATACAGCATATGCCACTTGAAATGGAACAATTGACGACAAAGAGTCGTCATCGTTATCAGTGCTTTTATAATTATCAACCCAAAAACCAATAACAGAATTTCTAGATTCTGAAAGTCCAAGCAACGAAAATGCATAACCTTTAGCATCTAACTCGTTAATAGCTATTTCTAGCTCAATCTCAAACCATATTCTATGATCTTCAATTTTGATATTCCTGATTTCACCTTTCATATTATTATAAATTAAAGGTGCAAATCTTTTAGACTCGTTGAAAAGAATTCTATCTCCAATTTTATACGTCGACACTCCCCATTCAATAGCAGGATTATTATTACTTCCTTGTAAAAATCTATTAATATTATTTATGCCATAAAGTCCGTCATAATTTAAGCATAAAATTATCTCATCTTTTTCATTATGCTCAAACAATGAATCATTTAATTCTTGAGAATATTTATTCTTTACCAAGGGTTCTAGTATAGCAATATCTAAATTTCGTACTCTATCCCATACTGCTAACAACTCATTATTTTTAGTTCTGTAGGGGTGATTTAGCTCAACAATCGCTTTGGTTGGAACAAAGGCATTTGCAATACTAAACCAATTGCCGAACATTATAGACTCTATTTGATATACGTCTCCTACAAGTATCAATAAATCAAATTTAGCTTTTTCAATTACCATCCGCATGTCGTGGTTACTGACAGTACTACATTCATCAATAACCAAAACACCACATTCAAAATGGTCATTATTGTCCGATAAAAAACTTTTAATTGTTTTAAATTCACAATTAGCAGTTTTTACCTTCCTATGCATATTTTCTACTGCCGGATGTGTATTAGCTAAATATATTTTATCTTTATCTGAGAAAAAATTGGAGATATGGTTAATCAATGTCGATTTTCCCGTGCCTGCAGCGCCATATATTATAGCAACCGATGAGTTTTCAAACAAACGCGATATAGCTTCTTTCTTTTCATCACAATCAATATAGTAATTACGCAACCAGGATTCAACAGAAGCCCTATATCCACCGATAGATGATTGAGTAAGTTCTAGTAGTTTTTTTATAATTTCAGCGCTATCATCAGCATATTCAGATATATAAAAGAAATCTTTATACTTTTTTATCTTTCTTCCTAAATGTTTGTAATAAACATGAGCGTTGTATTGAGACATTAAACTATCAATGTTTCCAAACGAGTCCAAATCTGTCGCTGGGGTAAACAACATCCCTTGGTGTTCCGTGTTGTTTCGTATTTTTCTTGCAAAAAATTCGTATTCACGATTTTTATCATCGATACAGAAAATCAAGTCTCTTAATTTGGGATTATGATGTATTAGAGATGAAGCAAAGGGCATATCTTCAAATATCAAGCATCCGTAATACAAATTTAAATTCGATAACTTTTCACAATTCTCCTTTGAAAGTTGATTTTTAAGCATTTTATTATTCAGTTTATATAATAAATATCTTAAAGTATTAGCGCCTGGTAAATGATTCAAAATAATATTTCTACATTTGTCAAGGGCATTAAAAAACGAAACAGTTTTTGCCTGTTCTAATAGTTTTTCCTTAATCTTATTATAGCGATTAGCAGACAATAAAACCAATTCTAAAAGGTTTATTTTAGTGGACGTAAGGAAATTCATTAAAGACATATATTCTTTATGATTTGACTTTATACTTGAAGATTCTCCGACTATTTTTGCAAACTTTTCAAGTTCACAAGGACGAATAGATATTTGCCAATTATCAATTATTTGAATTGGTAAAGTATGACCTTTAATATCTATCGTATCATTTTTCAAAGCGAGTTTTACGGAATAATTGTCTATTAACTCGTGTTCAGTAAAGGCAATCTGTCTATCAAATTTGCTTACATTGTCATTGGCGATGGTAAAAGTAACTTCATAATAAATCCGTTCTCCCACAAAGAAAGGCTTTATTTTATGTATATAGCACCTATCATCATAGTTGCATCTTTGCCCAGTGTAAAGATTTATTTTTTCAGCAATTTTCTCATAATATTCTTGAAAATGTTCATCTGTATCTAACGGAAAATCCTCAATATTTTCTAAAACATCAATGCTATAGTTATTCTTTAATAAAATTTTTAGTTTAAGCAAATATTCATAATATTTAAGCATTAGACGCTCTGAACCATCTTCATCTGCTGTATAATGAGAAACGGATTTTTGGAGCAAATCGTGAAATCTATTAATAAACCGATATTGCCCCATTGTTTTAATTTGAGAAATTGCCTGTTCTTTTAACCCAAAATTATTAGGGTCGACATCATTTGGATGGTGTATGATTTTTGATATTATATACTCAACAAAATTACGTAATTGTCCTAAAATATTTTGACTTAATAATCCTCTTTCAGTTGAGTTGAATCGGGCAATATTTTTACATATTACAGCATTTGTATCTTTTATCGCTTGGTCTATCTTGAACATACCAATCTCCTATCAACAAATAAATTACTATTGCTTACTACTTTTAATATTATACCACATCCTAGTAAAATTTTCAAGGTAATAGGCTCTTGTATCTTTACATTTTTTATAGAAAGTGTTATAATAATTTAAATATTAAGGAGAGCTGTATTATGGGATTTGCAGAAAAGGTAAAATTCGTTCGTACTGAGCTAAAATTATCACAAGAGGATTTAGCGAGAGAATTGGGTGTTAGTTTTGCCACAATCAACAGATGGGAAAATGGCAACTATCAACCAAGCAGATTGGCAAGGAAAGCGTTTGAAGAATATTGCGAAAAGAAAAATATTCAAGTTGAGGATAAGTGACTATGGAAGATAAAATAGGATACATATATGTTCTGACAAATCCGTCTTTTCCTGAATATGTAAAAATCGGTTATGCGGACAACGTTGATGCGAGGGTTGTGCAATTAAATAGAAGTGAATGTACCCCGTTTGCATTTAAAAAATATGCAGTACTACCTGTGGCAAACAGGCTTGCCGATAAAAACGTTCATAAGCTCATAGATCGGTTCAAACCCGAATTAAGAGCAAAAGAAAATGTAAACGGCAAAATACGTGTCCGTGAGTTTTTTGCAATGACAGCACAAGAAGCAGTGGAAATTCTTGACACTATTGGTGGTATTTACGGAGAAACACCTCAATTATTTGAGCAAACAGTCGAAGAAAAGCACGACCAAGAAATAGCTGAAAAAGCCGCAATTGCGTCCGAGCGAAAATCCCCCTTCTCTTTTTTCAAATGCGGAATTAAAGAAGGTGAATTAATAACATATATACACGACGTAAATATTACTTGCACTGTTGCCAATGACAGAGAAATCAACTATAATGGCAAATTAACCTCGCTCAGTGCTTTAGCAAAAAAATTACTTAATCGCAAAAGCGGAGTACAAGGGACTCTTCATTTTGCATATAACGGTGAGATATTGTCTGCATTAAGGAAAAGACTCGAAGACGAAGGTCGATACAAAGACATTGAACAAACCGAGGCTAACATAGCTACCTCAACTAAAGATGATAGCAACAACAAAAACGGTATCTCGCTTTACTTTACGACGGATAAATATACCGCAACATGCGTATGGAACGATGACGGATTTTTGTTGTTGAAAGACTCTAAGTTGTCTATTTCAATCAGTAAAAGTTGCCCTAATGCAATCGTAAAGATGAGAGAAGAAAAATCAACTATAATCAATGGCGAGCGCGTTTTGTCAGAAAACATACTATTTACAAGTAGTTCAGCAGCAGCAAAATTTGTTGCAGGCAGTAGTGTAAGCGGCAATATTTGTTGGAAGAACGCAGATGGAGTTTTATTAAAAACTCTGCAAAAAGGAGAATAATATGAACTATATCGGATCTAAATATTCATTGATTGATTTCTTGGAAACATCTATCGATAAAACATTAAAACTATACAACGAGTCACGCCAACCTTCAGAAATGGTTTTTGCCGACTTATTTGCCGGCACAGGAGTTGTAAGCGGTTCTTTTAAAAAGCAAGGCTATTCTATAATTGCCAATGACATTCAGTATTATAGTTATGTTATTACGAAACATATGATTGAAAACAATGGAAACCTTAATAAATCACGTTGTAATCAACTTATAGAAGAATTAGACCAATTGCAAGGGATTGAGGGTTTTATCTACAAAAATTATTCCTATGAAGGCACTGAGGGACAAGAATTTCGTAGGATGTATTTTTCTGATTTTAACGCTAAAAAATGTGACGCTATCAGAATTGCCATTGAGAATTGGCTACAACAAGGAAAAATCAATGAGCACGAATATTTCTTTTTATTGGGTTCATTGTTAAATAGCATTGATAAATATGCTAATACGGCATCTGTTTACGGGGCTTATCTTAAAAAGCTAAAAAAATCTGCATTAAAGGAAATGGAACTTATCGCACTTCCTATAATGCAAGGAACTGTTGACTGTAAAGTATATAATGAGGATATAAGTGAACTCATAAAGGATGTTTCAGGCGACATATTATACCTTGACCCACCATATAATGCGCGTCAGTATTGTTCAAATTACCACTTGCTTGAAACAATCGCAAGATATGATAATCCGGAAATTAAAGGTAAAACCGGCTTGCGTGATTATACTGACCAAAAAAGTGTATTCTGCATAAAGAACAAAGTCGCAGATGCTTTTAACGAACTCATTAAAAATGCAAAATTCAAATACATCTTTTTGAGTTATAACAACGAAGGACTTATGTCTTTCGATACAATTGAAAAAATAATGAGAAAATATGGCAAATACAAAGTGTATATGCAACAATACCGTCGATTTAAAGCAGATAATGCGCGAGATTGCAAGTCTGATTCAACAATAGAATACTTGCATTGTTTAGTTAAGGAAGATATGTAATGGGCAAAATAAACGACCTTGATATGTCAAATTGGAAAGAATTGACGGATGTTTGGACTGACAGCCTTTGGATTATTCCCCAAAGAGATAATTCAGGGGCTCACGACGGACATTATCACGGTAATTTTGTTCCGCAAATACCGCATCAACTACTTACCCGTTACACAAAAGCAGGTGACTTTGTATTAGACCCTTTTGCCGGAAGTGGAACGACTTTGATTGAGGCACAACGAATGGGACGTAATTCTATCGGAATAGAACTTCAACCAAGCGTTGCGGCGGAAGCAATAAATAGAATTCATTCTGAACAAAAAGAAGGCATTATTGCCGACACATTTGTAGATGATAGTAGAACGTTTGATACAAAGAGAATTTTGGAAACTTATAATATCAACAGCGTTCAATTTATTATTTACCACCCACCCTATTGGGATATAATCAAATTTAGCGAAGATGAAAACGATTTGTCAAATTCAACCAGTTTAGACGAATTTATAAATAATTTTCGACAGGTGGTAAGAAACACGTCTGCAATACTTGAAAAAGGGCGATATTGTGCCGTTGTAATAGGTGACAAGTATGCAAACAGTCAATTAGTTCCGTTGGGCTTTTATTGTATGCAAGCGATGCAACAAGAAGGGCTTACGCTAAAAGCAACAATAGTTAAGAATTTTGAAGAAACGAAAGGCAAAGCAAATCAAAAAGCACTTTGGCGTCAACGTGCTTTGCAAAATGGATTATATCTATTCAAACACGAATATATTTTTGTATTCAAAAAGTAGTTAAAAACGACAGCCATCACAAGGCTGTCGTTTTTTTGATTTAATAAATTTTTATTGGTTTTTGTGTTCTATCATAATAAATACATTCTATATTCCCAACAGAAGCATTTATACCTATTGTGGTTACTTGACTATTAAAATTATTTATTGCGGCGTCAAAAGCTCTTTTATTTATAGTATTTCGTTTATGCTCGTACGCAAATATTGTTGGCACGATTGTAATAGGCTTATTATTAACTAATAAGTTAGGAACAATATATTGGTCGACCCATTTGATATACCAGGGAATTTGATTAGTAATTAAACTTGACAAAGGTCGTTCATCCTTTAGTTCAATTACACGAATTTGGATTTCTCTATCAGTTTCAGCAATCGTCAATACATCAATTCTTTTTTCTCCTACACTACATATCACTTCATTGCCAATCCATATTTTGGACGTATTTGTGGGGAATAGTTTAGCTATTAATAAAGGGTCTTTATCAAAATTTTGAGTTATGTACGCCTGAACATGCCCTTCATGGGAACCGTTTACAACAGATAATCTATTGTTTATTGACAAAGACTGATTTGTTAGACCATGATATGCAAAATGATTTGCGGATATTGAAACACTATAATTTGTATAGTCATAACAAAAATCATTGCCAGTTAAAGTTTGATTATTATTAATCGACATTAAAAGACTTTCCATTTTAGACATTTCAAAATCTGTCAAAAATGAGCAACCCCTCATCCCTGTAAGTTTACGATATATCATACTCCAACACATCTCGTAGGGTTTATTTATTGCTGTAATATCGTCTAATGCAATTTGTTCTGAAATTCCTTCAGCAAATACCCGATAAGGTTTAATTTTCACTCTGAAAGGTAAATATTTGTCTAGTTCTACACCTAAATAATTTGTATTTAATGGCTCAAAAAATGGAGTGTCTTGAATTTCAAAAACACCAAAAAACTTTTTACATCCTGTTACATAAAATAAAACCTTATCTCCATTTCTTACTTTTGAGATATCTGCAATCATTCCTGTAAAAGTATTTTCGTGTGTATATTTAGCAGGTAATAAACTATTCAATGTTGGTTGAAATGTTGAATACCCGGTACCAGCAAACATGTATTGTAAATGTATATTAAATGTTCGTTCGTTTACTATAAAAACGTGAGTCATTATTTTTTCTCCTGTAAATGTCTCTTGAATTCTAATGGGTCATACCAATAGCAACCTACACAAGCATCTTCTTCACAGTTATGTTTTGCGCCACCTTGATAATACGAGATAGGATAACCCAACAGCTTTGCATCGTAACGAATACCAGTTCTGCGACACTCTTTGCAAAATTGTCTTTTAGCGTCGTTAGCAGCTTTGCTCAATGGTTGAAAATCTTCTAAACGCTGGTCTTCATTTCGCATAACTCTATCTTCATTTTTCATTCCGTTTTTATGGTCAACTTCTGGATTTGAAGTTCCCAAAACAACGCAACGTCGGGCCTTTATTGTCTTTTTTATATTAGCACGTATATGTTGAGAATAGTCACCCTCATTAAAGCCATTTAGGCGAATTCTATCTATTCCATTGCCGGGCGTTATGCTCTTATCAAACTCAATAATGTATCTTTTGGCAAGAGTAGATTCTTTTCTCGCCCAAGATGCACCGTTGCCAAATTTCAAATCGGCATATTCGCCAACAAATTCTCTTGCTGATACCCAGCGACTGACTCCGTTTACATCAGGTTGTGCGAGTTTAATAAACAATTCTGTTTTTGTCATTTGTACATCACTCCTTAAAATTCAAAAAACTCTTTTAACGTAACCTTAAGAGCATTCGCAAGTTTTTCGATATTTACAATCGATATGTTTCTACGCCCACTCTCTACACTTGTAATATAAGTTCTATCTAATCCCGCTAAATCGGCAAGCTCTTCCTGGCTTACTCCAAGTTTATTACGTAATTCTTTCACTCTTTTCCCAACCAGAATTTTAATATCCATAATTGTTCTCCAAGTTTTATTACAATAATTATACTAAAAAGTGACTTTTTTAACAACGGACTATAAGTCACATACCAAACATGTAAATTCCACTGCATGCTATTTAATGTGAAAACTTTCTGAATTTTTTCAAAAACACCCCCGCAAAGCAATTGAAACTTTCCAATAATATTGAGGATATGTAATGGAAACGTCAAAGTTTTTGCCCTCTACTGTCCATATAAAGTGAAAAAATCTTTGTCTTAATGAAAAAAAGTTTCGTGCAAACCATTTACTTTCGTGCCGGAAGTTTCCAATTATAGTAGATGGATATTTTTCAGAAAAGTATGAAGTTCTTACTCTCTGTTGTCCGTATTTAGTGAGGGGCTCTTTGTTTTAATGAAAAAGTTTCCCGTAAACCATTTAAGTTTCGTACCGGAAGTGTCCAATAGTAGTAGAGGAATAATAAATTACCGCGAATTTCTTAAAACACCCCGCCAAAGGGTATGGAAAGCTTCCAATTATAGTAGGAAGATTTTTTGAAAAAGTTCAGTTAAATACCCTAACAAAGAGATGAAAACTTTCCAATATAAGTAGAGGATATTTTCAAAAACTTACGAAAAACACCCCCACAAACAGGCAAGCAAATGTCCATATATAGTGAACGGAAAAGGAGATAACGGATCATGAGTTACAAACAAGTGTACCCGCCTTAGCAGGCAGAAAACGGAAAGCAAAAGCCCTGTAAATAAATTTGAAAAAGGCATCAAAAAACAAGCAGGATAAGGTTTTTGCAATCTATTTCAAAAACGATCCGCCGAACAAGTCGGAAACCGACTTTTCGGAAAGGGCAACATTTGCTCGTATCCACAAGAAGAAATCGCCCTGCTCTTACTAAAAATATCGGCGGACTAACGAAAAAGCACTTGACTTACGCACACAAAGCGTGTAAAATATAATCGTCGTATAGATACGATTATATATTTACGGAGGAATGAAAAGATGGCAAAGTCAAGAAAGGAAAAAGACAAAAGATACGAAGAAAGGCACAAGGAAGAACGCAAAGCCAAAAACGTTATATGGGGAACGAGCGTTCCGAGAAAAACGGCGGAAGAAATAAACGAGTTTCTGAAAAAGCACGGCTATACGAAGGTAGAACTTATACAAGCGGGCTACGAAGAACTGTTAGCCCGACGCAATACCGCTTTTGCAAAATTAAAGGACGGCTACGACGACTTTTTCGAGAGCGAACTTCCGAAATTTGCAGAAGAAAGAAACAAAAACAAAACATAATCCGTAAGACGAGATACTCTCGCCTTGCGGAAATCTGAGATAAGGAGGATTTTGCGGTAATGGTGAGAGAACATTACAGCCATCAGGAAAGAGAACATAGTATCCGCGCAATAAAAATGACGATTGAAGCGGATACAAGACAATACCGTTGAAGTGGATCTTTCAACGGGACAAACAGAAAAAGGCAGACTCAATCTGCCGAAAGAAAGATTAGAGGCAAGCGCTAAAATTTTAGCAAATATTTTACTCGATTACGCTAAAAACGGCGGAAATACGGATGATTTGACGCCGGACAAGGTTTTTGGCAGGAGGAAGCAATGAAAAAACGCACCGTAATATATGCAAGATTCAGTTCACACAGTCAGACGGAACAGTCCATCGAGGGACAACTGCGGGAATGCTACGATTATGCAAAAAAGCACGACCTTCTCGTCGTGTCTGAGTATATCGACCGAGCGCTTACGGGAACGACGGTCAAACGGCCGAGCTTTTTGCAGATGATTGAGGATAGTAAGAAGAAAACATTCGATTACGTTCTCGTCTATCAGTTGGACAGATTTGCCCGTAACCGTTACGACAGTGCAAACTACAAGGCAAAGCTAAAGAAGAACGGCGTGCGCGTTTTATCTGCCAAAGAGAATATATCCGAAGACGCAAGCGGAATTTTAATCGAAGGCGTATTGGAAAGCATGGCGGAGTATTACTCCGCCGAACTTTCCCAAAAAGTAAAACGCGGAATACGTGAAAGCTACGAGAAAGGCTACTTTATCGGCGGTTTCGGGTTATTTGGTTACGATATCATAGACAAGCATTGGGTTATCAACGAGACGGAAGCCGCTGTTGTGCGGGAAATTTTTGAGAGATATCGTTACGGAGAAAAAGCAAAAAGCATTGTAAGTTGGCTGGATAGTATCGGTGTGCGAAACAAAAGCGGCAAGCCGTTTACGGTAAACGCACTTGCAAAACTCATTCGCAACACGAAATACAAAGGCATTGTGGAATACGATGAGAGAATCCTTACCAACGTTACGCCTGCTATTGTGGACGAAAAGACGTGGGACGATTGCAACCGTATTTTAGACAATCAGCGACACAAGCAGAAATGTATTCAAAAACATTCCGAATATATTTTAAGCGGAAAACTTTTTTGCGGCAACTGCGGAACGTTGATGACCGCCGAAGGCGGTACGAGCCAGACGGGCAGACAATATCATTATTATAAATGTTTTACCCGTAAGAGAAATAAGGGACAATGCAAAAAGAACAGCGTAAGCAAGCAATACATAGAAGATTTAGTCTTTGAAAAGACGGTAGAATACATTTTAAGCCCGGACGTAATCGATACGATCGCACGCATAGTAACCGACAATTTCAATCAAGGATTAGAAAAGTCCAACGCTTTAATTCTGTTTGAAAAAGAACTTGCCAATGTGGAACAGGCTTTGAACGGTTTTTTGTCAGCTATCGCCGCAGGTATCGTAACGAAGTCTACGAAAGAGCGTGTGCTCTCTCTGGAAGCGCAGAAAGAAGAATTGGAAAACAAAATCGAGTTGGAAAAGCAACGGGATATACCGCCGTTAAAATATGAAACCGTACGCGCTTTTCTTTACTATTTTGCAAATAAGGAGTACAAGTCGGACGAAGAAAAGAACGAGTTTTTCAATTCGTTTATCTATCGTGTGGTTTTGTTTGACGATTATATCTACATTTTCTACAACACTTCGCCCGAATATCCGATAAAAGTAAAGTTGGAAAAAGAAGAATTAAACGCTTTGCGCGAATTAAGTCACCCAAAAGCCGAAAAAGATGCGGAAAACAAAGAAAGCACCCCGTTTGAACCGTTAAAGTTCAAATTGGGTGCTTGTGGCGGAGCGTTAGTAACGTAAATCGAATATTCTGCCTTATAACCTCGATTATGCGATACTTTTTATAAACTCGTCCATTACAACATTGTAATTTGAGCCGAAAATGCCGTCAAAATTATAGTTAATGCAACAATTTAGGACATTACTGAACCCATATTTTTCTATCAAATAACAAGTAAAGGCATAAGCCTCGGGGTATGTTAAAACGTTTCCGCCTTTACTTGTACAAGAATATATTTTACATATCGCATTCGTTGCAACCGGAAATTTAATTCGCGATTTATAACTGCTGTCTTTTAAGGTGGTTTCTCCGATACATTTTTCAATGAGTGCAAAATCAAACTCGGACAAAGTATCGAATTGACCGCCGTTCTCCTGATAACGTGTATTGACTGTGTTTACAAACTCGGCAATATCGCCTGTTAATGTTTTATCCGTAAAGGATAGATAAAACCGATTATTTATATCCGAAATATGTTTAGAAACGTACCGAGATAAATACTCCGCTACACCTTCGCCTATCCACGCTTCGTCGGTGGGGTTGCTTTTTAATGTAACGGCGTGAATTGTTTCGTGTACATATTCGCTTGGGTCGAGTAAATATATTTTTCGATTATTGACATCACAGCACGTTTTAATTTCTCTGTCGGAAACAAAGTATTCGAGATTGTCGGAATACCTTTGATTTACAAAATCGTAACTGTCAGGAGCGTTACTTTTTATATAATTCAATATTTTGGCACATTCTGCATTGCCTGCCGACAAATGATATAAAACTCTTTCTGGTGTATCAAAACTTGCGGTTTCGCGTTTGGAAGAAAACGCATCGAGATTGTAAATCCGATTTGCCGTACTGATTACAAGCGGATAAGACAAAAATTTCTGACTGTATGTCGCTTCGTCAAGCCACGACAAATCAAAAGGTATATTAAACTTGCGGTTTATACCTAAAAATGAAAGGTATTCGGTTCTGTAATCCGTTAAGTTTGCATTTATAAAATTCTTGTATCCGTATATGCTTATAACAAAATTGCTGAAAGAATACGCCGTTTTTATTGCGTTATCCGTATTATCATTAAAATCATCGATAAAGTAAGCCGAAAATAGTGTTAATTCTAAATCTTTATCGTTTGCGTAATGTTTTTTAATTTCTTCATTGCTGTATTCACAATTAAAGGCGTGGGCATATGCTCCGTATTGTTTCCAATACTCGGTTGATTGAATATAAGCCCCTGCAAAAGCCTTTCTGTAACCGCCACTTTTTACAGCACTTTCATTGCAAATTAAAACTTCGTTTTGATATACTGCTTTATCGTTTCCTAAAATATATTCATCTGCAATAATATAGCACTTAATTTGCGTGTCCAAATTGAATACACTTGTAAGTGTAGAATAATCGTCTTGCATTAAATTTATCAAATCGCTGATTTCGTCTTTTGAATTGCTTACACTGTTTTCAACGTGCAATTCTATGTTTTTATCTTTTAATATATTGCAAGTGGTGCTTTTATAATAGGGAATATACTCATATACTTTTGTTTGATAATTTTTGTCTTTGTTACACGCCGAAAAAACTATCAAGCAAGATAAAAGAGATAAACATATAATCAAAATAAGCCTTTTTCTCATAAAACGCCCTCACAATCACGGCTATATTGTTTTTTCTATTATACACGATTTTGCTATTAAATTCAAGTAAAAAGCCATTGTAAACTTCAAATGGCACTTTGGCGGGTGCTTGACTATACAAGCGCGACGCTTCGCGTCGCGGTCAAGCAC